TCTGGGACGAGTGCTCTTCCACGCTGGCCAAGCCTCCGGAAGGAAAGATCGCCTACGGTGTGAAGTTTACCTTCGACGGCTCGCTGGTGGCGCTGTGCGGTGCGATCCTTCCGGAGGAAGGCCCCGCACGGATCACCCTGCTGGATCTCCGGCCCACCGGCCGGGGCACGCAGTGGCTGGCGGACTGGCTGAATGCCCGGTACCAGAAGGCCTGCTGCGTGGTGATCGACGGGAAAAACGGCGCGGACGTGCTGATCGACAAGATCGCGGACACCTGGAAGGCCAAGGGCAGCGTCGTGCGGCCCGGCGCCAGGGACGTGGTGGCAGCTGCCTCCGGCCTGTGCGACGCGCTGAATGAGAAGACGGTGACCTGGTTTCACGATCAGGATCCTCTTCGGGAGAGCGCCGTCTCGGCAGTAAAGCGGAAAATCGGTGGCGGATGGGGCTTCGGCGGTGACAATTCCGCCCCCATCGAGGCCGCAGCCCTCGCCCTCTGGGGCGCGAAGACGACGAAACGGGATCCAGGGAGAAAAATGAGGATAGGGTGACAGCATCATGACACTTAACATCAAACCCGTTGCCATTTCGGGCCTGACACCGGAAGAAATCCGGATCTTCAACGAGCTGCTGGATATTTATGCAGCACACTTGACGAAGAACGTGGAAAAGCAGGTCTATTACGAGGGCGCAATCAGCCTCAAGAGCGTGAACCTCGGCATCGCGCTGCCGGACGGCATCGCCAAGCTCGAGATCGGCTGCGGCTGGGGCGCGAAAGCGGTCGACGTTCTGGCAGCGAGGAGCATGTTCGACGGCTTCGTCGGCCTCGACGGCGAGGACGTCAGGGACCTGACCGGCATCGTGGACCGGAACCGGCTGATCTTCGAATACATGAAGGCCTGCCGGGAAGAGCTGAAGTTCGGCTGCACCTTCGCCACCCTGTCCGTGGGCGCGGACAGGAAGTGCAAGATCCGCTGGCACAGCCCGATGTACGCGGCGGCGAAGTGGGACGGCGTGAAGAACCGGATCGCCGCGGGCTTTGCGGTGATCGACACGGCTCCGGACAACGAAAGCGAGAACACCTGGACGCCGTCGGTCATCAACCTGTATCTGGAAGACAAGATCATCGTCTTCGTCCGGGATGGCTCCGCCTGGGGCTTCACGCGGTACCCCCACAAGATGGGCAGGCCCCTCATGGAGCCTTTGGTTAACAACGCCACCACGGCCAAGCCATTCGGGCGCAGCCGCATCAAGGAGCCGATCCGGCGTCTCATCCAGGGCTATGTCCGGACGCTGGCCAACGCGACCATCGGTCTGGAGTTCGCGACCGCGCCGCAGAAGTATCTGCTGGGGCTCACCGACGATCAGTATGACCAGGTGACGCAGCAGAAGTTCAACCAGTACGTCGGCAACATCCTGGCAGCCACCACGAACCCGGAGACCGGCCAGGCGCCGACCTTCGGCCAGCTCATACAGGGCAATATCACCCCGCATGTGGAGATGCTGAAGATCCTCGCCTCGCAGTTTGCGGCACAGACCGGACTTACCATCATGGACACCGGCGTGGTCAACGATGCCAACCCGACGAGCTCGGAGGCGATCCTCGCCCAGAGCCAGACGCTGGTGAGCATGGCCGAGCAGCTGAACGCCGGCAACGGCGACAGCCTGCGGACCATCGCGCTGATGGCGCTGGCGATGGAGAAGAACTGCACGATGGACGAGCTCTCCGAGACGGACCGGGCCATCGTGGCCCATTTCAAGAACCCGGCCATGCCGAACGTGGCCGTCACCGCGGACGCGGCGATCAAGATCGCGACGGCCCGCGACGGATTCGCCCAGACGGACACCTTCCTCGAGATGCTTGGCTTCTCCCCCGCCGACATCCGGCGGATCAAAGCGCAGGAGGCGCCGGCAGCGGCGGCTGAAGCATGAATATCCTGATCCACGCGGTGCCGCAGCGGCTGTGGTATGTGCAGAACTTCATGCTGCCGCAGCTCGTGGCGCAGGGCTATGAGGAGGCGCAGATCTTCCTCGACGACAGAAAACTCGGGAATCTGGAGGCCTGCCTTCAGAGCTTCGAGCAGCTGCCCGAGGAAGGCGGAACCTGGCACCTGCAGGACGATCTCCTGCTTGCGAAAGATTTCGTCCGGCGTGCGGCCGCGCCCATGGCCGATGTGGCCAGCGGGTTCTGCTGCATTCCCTTCGGAGACAGCCCGTACACAATCGGCCGGGTGTATCAGCCGGACCTGTGGCACAGCTTCCAGTGCATCTACATCCGAAACGCCCTCGCGAAGGAGTTCGCGGCATGGGTCCGCGGCGGACACTTCATCGAAAGCCCGAACCTGAACCTGCCGGCGCTGCAGCGGGCCGGCAAGGGAGACGGCAGCTTCTTCCGGGAGTTCCTCTTCTGCCGGCATCCGGGGATCTCCGCATACAACTTCACGCCGAACCTGGTCGAGCATATCGACTGGCTGATCGGCGGCAGCACCCTCACCGTCGGCGGCAGCTGGCACCATGACCTGCCGCGGTCCGCCCTCTGGGAGGAAGAAAACGAGACTCTGGACCTGCAGGCGCGGATCCGCGCCTGGAAGAAACGAAACGAGCAGATAACGCCCTCACGGGCGATCTGAAATAAATAAAATCTGACCGGCGGGTCGTTAAACGCGCAGCCTCATGGGAGCGACCCCGTAAAAAGCGTAGAGGAAGAAAGGACCATCCGTATGAAACGCACAGACATCTCCGATCTCTTTCCTGATGCGACCAAGGAGCAGATCGACAAAATCCTGAACCTCAACGGCGCGGACGTGAATGCTGCGAAGAGTGAGCTTCAGGGCCTGAAGGATCAGATCGAGGCGCTGAAGCAGTCCCAGGACGGCTCTTCTGCTCTGGCGGCAGAGCTTCAGGCTGCCAAGGACAAGAACGCTCAGCTGCAAACCCAGGTTGACGGTTATGTAAAAGCCGAAAATATCCGCAAGATCCACGAGAAGGTCTCGGGAGAGAAAAATGTCCCGGCGCATCTCCTGACCGGAGAAACCGAGGCGGCCTGTGCGAAGCAGGCGGACGCGATCCTCAGCTTCGCCAAGAGCCAGCAGGGTTACCCATCGGTGCCCGACGGCGGCGAACCATCTACCCCGCCGGCGACATCCACGCGCGAAGCGTTCGCGAAGTTTGCCGCTGAAAACTTCTAAATCTTACTTACAGGAGGTACAAACCTATGTCCGGTACTCAGACCAACCGCAGCGCCATCACGCTGCCTTCCGAAATTTCCAGCGAGATCCTGCAGAAGATGCAGGAGGGCTCCGCCGTCATGCGTCTGGCCCGCCAGATTCCCCTGCCCGGCAACGGCGCCACCATCCCCGTGATCACTTCCGATCCGGAGGCTGCCTGGGTCGATGAGACCGCCCCGAAGCCCGTCAGCAACCCCGGCCTCGGCACCAAGCTGATCTCTGCCTACAAGCTGGCCGTCATCGTCCCCTTCTCCAAGGAGTTCCGCCGCGATCTGGCCGCCCTCTATGACGCCCTGATCGCCCGCCTGCCCGCCGCACTGGCGAACAAGTTCGACAAGACCGTCATCGGCGCCGTCAATAAGCCGGGCGAGAACTTCGACAACTTCGCCAACTGCACCGCGCAGAGCCTGATCGCCGGCGAAGGCCACAGCGCCTATGACGCCCTCGTGGCTGCGGTGACCGATGTCGCCGAGCAGAACGCAAGCCTGGACGGCTTCGCGATCTCCCCGGCTGCCAAGGGCATCCTGCTCGGCGCCAAGGACCAGACCGGCCGTCCGCTGTTCATCAACAGCGTCGCCCAGGGCGCGATCCCGATGATCCTCGGCTGCCCGACCTATGAGAACCGCGGCCTGTACAAGGCCGGCGCGGCTCCCGTGGACTCCGGCTCCGGCACTCCCGCCATCGTCGGCGTGGGCGGCGACTGGACCCAGGCCGTCTGGGGCACCGTCGAGGGTATGGATATCTCCTTCTCCGATCAGGCCACCCTGGTGGACGGCACTACCACCATCAACCTCTGGCAGCAGAACATGTTCGCTGTCCGGGCCGAGATCGAGGTCGGCTTCCGTGCTCTCACGGAGTGCTTCAACCTCCTCACCGGCGCCGTGCCGCAGGCATGATCCGGCTGATTCACCGGGACACGGGAATCAGCTTCTGGGTGCATGAGAGCCGGCTGGACGAATACCTCGCGAGGGGCCACCGGCTCCCCTCTCCCCCGCAGCCTTTCCCGCCGCCGCCCCGGGAATCAGAAAAAACGGCGGCACCGCGCAGAAATGCGCGAAAAACGGCAAAGAAATGAGGTGACATCATGGCCTATGCAAGCGTACAGGACGTCCAGGCACGCATGACGCGGACGCTGGAGACTGCCGAGGAATCGGTATGCTCCGCCCTGCTGGAGGATGCGGCGATCATGATCGACGGATTCGCGCAGGATGCTCCGGACGGGCAGAAGCTGGTCGTCTCCTGCCGCATGGTGATCCGTGCGCTGGGCGACGGCGGCAGCTCGTCTTTGCCGGTCGGCGCCACGCAGGGCCAGATGAGCGCCCTCGGTTACCAGCAGAGCTGGACCTTCAACAACGGCAGCGTCGGAGAGCTGTATCTGGCCAAACAGGACAAGGCGATCCTCGGCCACTACGGCGCAGTGGGCTCGCGCAGCCCTGTGGAGGACCTCGTGACGGAGGTGACGCCGCTATGATCAGGGGCGTCACCGTCACCCTGCTGGAGTTCAGCCGGACGGGTGTCGGCCTGAGCTGGGATCCTGTGGAGGTCGGGAACGTGCTGATCGCACCCGTGACGGAAGTGGACAGCACGACAGCCGCCCTGCCGGAGGGCCACCGTGCGATCTACCACCTGGCCATCCCGAAAGCGGACACGCACCGCTGGGAGGGCCAGCTGGTCCAGTTCTGGGGCAGCACCTGGGCGGTCGTCGGGATCCCCACGGAGGGTATGGACGATCTGATCCCGGGGCCCTGGAACAAAAAGGTCACCGTGGAACACTACCGGACCGACGCGCCGGACGTCGACAGCCTGTGGCGCGATCAGGTCCTGCTGAAGCGCCGGATCGTTGCCAGGGACGCCTCCGGTTATCCGGGAACGGATACCGATACAGGGCGCACCGTGAACGCGATCCTGCCCATGGGCGTGATCCTCGAGAAGTCCGGAGAGGATGCCAAACAGGCCCTGCGGGCAAAGCTGAACGCGGAGATCTGGGAAGACGATTTCACCGGCGAGGACCTGCTCGAGTACGGCGGGACCGTCTTTGAGATCGCGAAGCTGAAGAAAACCGGACGCGGGACCTTCCTGCTTGAGTGCGAGGAGGTGTGGAGATGACAGTCCAGACACCGATGAGCGAGAAGCTGCAGGCGGCTCTGAACTCCGTCCTGCCGGATGCGGTCTATCCGATCGTCAACACCGGCGGCGGTACGGAGTATTTCGTCTGGAACTACTCCGTTATTCCCACTCTGTGGGCCGAGAGCCGGCCCAACGCGGCGCGGTATCTGGTTCAGGCCCACTACTACTGCCCGCACCGGAAAAACCCGCAGGCGACGATTCTGGCGGCCGAGCGCGCCCTCGTGGACGCCGGCTTCACCTGGCCGAGTCTGACGGACGCCTCGGACGAGGACGGGCAGCACTGGGTGCTGGAGTGCGAATACACGGACGGGGGCGGCTTGTATGGCCTCGTTTAGTGTCTCCGGCATGGACGAGCTGCAGGCAGCCTTCGGGCGGATCGGCGAGATCCCCTGGAACGTGACCGAGGAAGCGCTGAACGGCATGGCCGCAGTCGCGGCCGTCAAGGTGAAGGAACAGGGCGAAAGCATGGGCGTCCGGGATCCGGAGAGCGATGTCCACATCCTGGACACGATCAAACTCGTGAAGGCGAAGAAAGACGATGACGGCGGTCATCAAGACATTACCTTCGCCGGCAAGCGGACGCGGCACGGGAAACAGACCCGGAACGCGGAGATTGCCTTTATCAACGAGTTCGGCAAAGACGGCCAGCCGGCCCGGCCCTTCATCGGGAACGGCATGGCAAAAAACGACGAAGCGATCGCGGATCCGGGGGCCAAGGTCATCGGAGACTGGATCGAGAGAACATTTTAAGGCAAGGAGGATAACAAATGCCTGCATTTGATCTGCGCGGCATCACAGTCGCCAAATATGTGAACAACCAGGGCACCGTAACCTACACCAACAGGCAGACTGCCGGTGACGCCATGACGGCGGATCTGGAGCTGCGCTTTGCCGAGGGCAGACTGTATGCTGAGTCTGCGCTGGCCGAGTATATCAGGAAGGCTGTCGGCGGCACCATCAGCCTGGGCCTGAAGTACATCCCGGACGCGGCGAAGAAGCTGATGTTCGGCATGACGGAAAAGACCCGCACCGTGACCTATACGGAGGGCACCACGGAGATCACCAAGACGGTCACCAGCCTGCAGCTGGGCGCCATGTCACAGAGCTCCTACGTGGGCCTCGGCTTCTATGCTCCCGACATGGTGGACGGCGTGCAGAAGTTTACGGCCGTTTTCGCAGCCAAGGTCCTCTTCGGGCCTCCTCCGAAGGCTTTCCAGACCTCCGGAGAAAACGTCAACTTCCAGACGGACGTCACCCAGGGCGAGTTCCTCGCCTCTGATGCCACCGACAAGCTGATGCTGGATTACGCGGTCTGTGACAGTGAGGAAGAGGCCATCGCCTGGCGCGATGCGTGCCTGAGCGCCTCATGAGTGACATCCGTCTGCAGGAGCTCCCGTTTGAATTTGACGGGAAGACCTACCTCCTCCGCTGCAACATGAACGTGCTGGCGGACGTACAGGAGGCATACGACGGAGACATCGGCGCTGCGCTGGAGGGAGACAGCCCGCTGAAAAGCGTGACGGTCTTCCTCGCGGCCATGCTCAACGACTACGCCGACGAGCAGGGCTGGGAGGAGCGATGGACCCCGAAGACGGTAGGCCGGAAGCTCAGTCTCCACGGGTTTCCGAAGGCTGAGATCATGCGGCTTGTCACAAGGTCCATCCGGCCTCCGTCAGACGTGTCCGGTCAGGACACGCAGGAAACCGGGACCGATCCCGGTCACTCGGGAAACTGAACGGCCGGGCGGAGTCTTGTTCCATTGACTTCGCCCGGTACTTGTCAATATGGCTGTTTGACTGCCACCAGAGCGAGGAAACCTTCTGGCGGCGGATGAATCCGGCGAGGCTGCACGCGCTGTTTAATGCGCGGTTTCGGCCGGTGAAGGCGAAAGAGCCCGCCGACGGCGGAAAGAAAAGCCTGTCGGAGTACCTCAGAGGAGGGTAAGATATGGCAACCAGGACTGTGAAGGCTCGGGTCGAGCTGGACGGTGAAAAAGAATATAAACAGGCCCTCTCGGAGCTCAACAGCGGCAACAAAACCCTGGCCAGCGAGATGCGCAAACTCCAGGCGGAATACCAGGGGAACAGCGAGAGCATCGAGTTTCTGACCAAGAAGGGCGAGCTGCTGGAGCGCCAGCTCCTGCAGCAGAAGGACAAGGTCGAGACCCTGCGGAAGGCCGTGCAGCAGTCCGCGGAAAAGTACGGCGAGGCGGACGAGAAGACGCAGAAATGGATCCGTCAGCTGAACTATGCAGAGGCTGAAGAGTTCAACCTCACCCACGCCATCGAGGAAAACAACGCCGCCCTGCAGGGTGAAGGTGAGACAATGGTGAACCTCGGCGACGTGGTTCAGGGGCTTGCCGACAAGTTCGGGGTCACACTGCCGGACGGCGCGAAGAAGGCTCTTGATGGTATGGAGGGATTTTCCGCTGGCACGGCGGCCAAGATGGCCGTGGCCGCGGCGGCCGTGGCTGCCGTCATCAAGGTCCTGAAGGAGCTGGGAGAGCTCACACTGCAGGTGGCGGCCGACGTGGACGAATACCTGACCGAGAGCCAGATCACCGGCGTCCCCACTGCGATGCTGCAGGCTTGGGACTATGCTGCGCCTCTGATCGACACGGACGCGGACACCATCAAGGGCGCCATGACGAAGATCACATCTGCCATGGGCGATGCCAGCGACGGCAACGAGGCAGCAGCTGAAAAATTCGGCGAGCTGGGCGTGGCCATCACGGACGCGGACGGGCAGCTGCGCTCAGCTGAGGAGGTCTTCTATGACGTCATCGATGCCTTGGCGGAAATGGAGCCGGGGGCGGAGCGCGATGCCGTAGCCATGGAGCTCATGGGCAAGAAGGCCCAGGAGCTGAACCCGCTGATTAACGCCGGCAGCAAGGCGCTGAAGGAGTACGGTGAGCAGGCTGAGCAGGTCGGATACATTCTGAGCGAGGACCAGGTCGCGGCGCTGGGCGCCGTGGACGATGCCTATCAGGAGCTGCAGCTGACCATCGAGGCCAACCGGAAACAGCTGGCCGCGGATTTCGCCCCGGCAGCCGAGTCTGCGATGAAGCTCTTCTCCGACGTTGTGAAAGAGGCCGGCGAATGGCTGAAGAAGTCCGGGCTGATTGAGAACCTCGCGGCGATCATCCAGAGCCTGCTGGACATCCTCCGGACAGCCGGAGAGATGATCGCCGGGATCCCAGGCTTTGACCAGGCGCTGGGAGCGCTGAAGATCACCCTGGGCGCCATCGCACAGTTCGTCGCGGTGATCGCGGACGGCTTTGCCGCCGTGAAGTCTCTGCTGACGCTGGACTTCGGCGGATTCACACAGGCGCTGGGCTTCGGCTACGGCAGCGGCAACGCGAACAACTACCAGCGCACGCGGATGCAGCAGGACGGGACGTGGCAGCAGTACTCCGATTTCTACAGCGGAAGAAACGCCACCGGCAACGACAACTGGCGCGGCGGTCTGACCTGGGTCGGCGAAGCCGGTCCGGAGCTGGTCGCCCTGCCCGGCGGATCGCGGATCCTCAACGCGCAGGACAGTCAGTCCTTCGGGGGCGATACCTTCTACATCACCATCGACGCTGCCAGCGTCCGGGAGTTCAACGACATCGTGGAGATCGCACAGAGCGCCAGGGTGCGCAGAAGGATGAGGTGAGGAAATGGCCGGCGAGAACATCAGAAAAACAAGTTCCCCCGAAGGAAACAGCGTAGACGTCCGTGCAGCGCTGTATTTCTCCTGGTTTTTCTTCACGGGAAGCCAGCGGGAAGCGCGCATCCTCTGGCATGTTGAAAATGATCCCGATTATCACATTCTTTTTGCCTCCGGGACAACAACAAACCTCACCGCGCCTGCCTATACTTTTCCAAGCGGGAAAACCATCATCTGGTCCATCGTGGGAACTGACAGCCACGGAGATGGCCAAATATCCGAAGAGTACACTTTCTCCACGGCTTCTGCTGCAGTTTCTCCGACCAGCTATCCCAGCGGGTCCAACGTCAATACCGGCGAGGCGATCAGCTTTCTCTGGGACATCAGCGGCAGCCTCGGATCGTATACGCAGCAGTCCGCCGTCTTCCACTGGAAAGTGTCCACGGCCGGGAGCTATACCGTCGTCAGTATCTCCGGGAACACTAAGCGCGCCACCATTGCGGCGAACACCTTCCCCACCGGGAAGACGATCGAATGGTATGTGACGGCGACGGATTCCTCCGGCGTCACGACAAGCTCCTCGGTAAAGTCTTTCAACACGGCATCCGGAACCATCACAAACGTCACCTATCCCAGCGGCAACGCCGTCAACTACGGGCAGGTGCTGCGCTTCACCTGGGACTTTATCGGGCCTTCCGGATCCTACGCGCAGAGTTCCGCCGCCCTTTACTGGCGGGCCAGCACTTCGGATCCCTGGAGCTCCATCGCGGCCAGCGGCAGCAATAAATACCTGAACGTTCCGGCCTATACCTTCCCGTCGAACGCAACGATCAGCTGGTACCTCAGCGGAACGGATTCCGGCGGAACCAGCTCGACGACAAGCGTGCTGACCTTCAAGACGGCGTCTCCGAAGATCACGCCGCAGTCCAGCCCGACTTCCGGGTACGCGGATCCGCGAAACGCGATCTCTTTCTCCTGGTACTTCACCGACGGGACGAACGCCTACGACCAGCAGAGCGCATCCCTGAAATGGCGAGTCTCCGGACAGTCGAACTGGACAACGGTCGCCGCCTCCGGCGCGACCCAGAACGTCACCGTCGCTGCGAACACCTTCCCGACCCTGTCGACCATCGAATGGATGCTGACCGGCACGGTCCGCGGCGGGACATCTTCCGAGACGGAAGTCTACAGTTTTTCGACCACGGCCTCGACGGCCAACGCCGTCTGCCTCTCCCCCGTCGGACGTTCCGAGAACGGATCAAAGGACATCACCCTCCTCTGGACCGTGCGGAACGAAGACGGCAGCCTGCCGAGCCGCGTGGTGGTCAAATGGAAACAGTCGACGGCCGCAGCAACAGCATGGACGACGCTGCTGGATACCACAGATCCGGACATGTCCTACACCGTCACGGCTGGGACCTTCCCCGCCGGCGGCATCGACTGGCAGGTCGCCGCCTACAACCGTGACAGCGTGGCCGGTCCGACGAGCCTCGCGAGCTTCGTGTGCATTGTCGCGCCTGCGGCCCCGGTGGGCCTTATGGCGACGGCGGTGCCCAGGACGCTGATCAGCTGGCAGTCCAGCGGGCAGGAGGCCTACGAGATCGAAATCGACGGTGAAGTCGTTCAGACAGCCTACGGGCCCAGCGTCACGAACTGGCAGGTGAAAGAACCTCTCGAAAACGGCGTGCACACGATCCGCGTCCGCGTTCAGGGCAGCTACGAGCTCTGGAGCGACTGGTCGGAGGCCGGCGTCAGCATCGAAAACGTGCCGGCCGGCGCCATCACCCCTGCCGGTAAGTTCCGGACGGACGCGGCGCTGAGCTGGACCTATTCCGGCGCCGCGGATCCGGAGATCATCGCCATCTACCGGGACGGCGTCTGGATCGGCACCGCCACCGGGAAGACGGCCTTCACGGATCGCTTCGTCCTGGGTGAGCACGCCTGGCGGATCGAATACTGGTACGCGGACGGGAACTACACCCGCAGCATAGATGTGATCGGGGTGCTGAAAGTCCCGACCCTGATGATCGTTCCGAAGGCCGGCGGCGAGTGGATGCAGCTGCCGTACAGTGCAAAGAGCGACAGGAATATCGGATTCCTCTGGACGCAGCAGAACGCGCAGTTTCATGTGACCGGAAGCAAATGGCCGGTGCTGGAGACGGCGCCGTATGAAACGCTTTCCGCGGATTATGACTGCGCTTTCAAAGATCCTGTATGTGTCCGGAAGTTCGAACAGCTGCGCGGACAGATTGTCATCCTGAAAAGCCGGGACGGCAGCGTCGTGATCGGCGGTCTGGTCCAGATGAAGAAAACCGTCACCGAGTTCTACACCACCTTCAGCTTCTCGGTGCAGATGAACCACTGGGAGGACTTTGTGAACGATGACTAGGACGATTGATTTCCGCTTTCACGTCGTCCGCGACGGCGGGGACTTCTGCCTGCTGCAGCCCGCGCCGGGCAGCTCCCCGACGATCCGGATGGACGACAGCGGTGATATTAAGACCAGCCTCACGGGATCCTTCCTGATCCCGGAGGCCGAGGTCGACTGGATGACGGACGAGATCCGGCCGGAGATGATCATCGACGGTACGGTGCACCGGCTCGGGATGTTCCTGCCGGCGACCGTCACGGAAAATGACGATGAGCCCTGCAAGACCATCCAGATCGAGGCCTATGACCGCGGCTGGCTCGCGCGGGACACGACGGCGGAGTCCATGCCGTTTTTCGCCTCGGGCACGAACTACCTGGACGCCGTCGGATCGCAGCTGACCGGCGCCGGCATCGTCCGGATCAGCTTCACTCCGACGGAGGCGACTCTCACGGAAGACCGGGAGGACTGGTTTGTCGGGACCAGCGCGCTGCAGATCGCCAACGACCTGCTGGATGAGATCAACTACGATCACGTCTGGTTCGATGGGGACGGGACCTGCGTCCTGAAACCCGCCTCCACCCCCACCGCGGAAAACATCATGCACGTCCTGGACGAAAGCAACGTCGAGAGCCTGTTGCTGCCGGGCATGAGCCGGTCTACAGATTTTTATTCCACCCCGAACGTGTTCATCTGCATCTGTTCCAATGCGGACAAAGCCGCGCCTCTGGTGTCCATTGCGGAGAACACCAACCCGCAGAGCCCCCTCAGCATCGCGCGGCGCGGCCGCAGGATCGTGGAAGTGGTGCAGGTGGACAACATCGCCAGCCAGGAGGAGCTGGACCTGTACTCGCAGCGGCTCGTCACGGAAAGCATGCTCACCGGCGAGACCATCAATGTGCAGACAGCGCTGCTGCCGGGCTTCGGCGTCGGGGACGTGACCGCGCTGCAATACGGAGACATCTTCTCGATCTGCCGGGAGCGCGCGTGGACCATGCAACTGAACGTGGGCGGGACCATGACACACAGCCTCGAAAGGGTGGTGATGAATCTTGGATGAGATGTTCTGCAGCGAGATCTTGAAGACGCCCCCTTCCCGCGGGGACATCTTCCTTGCAACGGTGGACTCTGTCAGCAATGACGGCATCACGCTGATCTTTGACGGCCAGAGCACCGCCTCCACGAAAAAATACAAAATGATCCTGACCGGAACGACACCACAGGTCGGCGATCGGGTGGCTGCCGTGAAACACTCCGGGACCTACCTGGTCCTCGGCGTGATCGGAACGGCAAGCACACCGTCCGGCGACTATGTCGCGAAGTCCGGCGACACCATGACCGGTGCCCTGACCATTTCCTCCGGCGGTCTGGAGGTCGACGCATCCGACGTCCGGGTCGATTCCTCCATTCTCACGGTCGGAACGGCGCCGGCCAGCAACGTGGCGACCGGCGGGATGCTGCTCCGGGACAAGCTCAAGACTGTCTTCGGGAGGATCCGCGGATTCTTCGGATCGGACGGCCGGATCGGAACCCAGTTGATCGCGGAGCGCAGCGTCGGCGGCAGTATGGTCTACAACATGCTCGCGCTGATGATCAGCTCCGCCGGCGTGAGGTCCGTCAGTCTTTCGGATGCCCAAATCTGGCGCGATGCGCTGGGTCTCGGCAGCAGCGGCGCCTTCCCCCTGACCATCGCCCAGGGCGGCTCCGGGAACACCGGGCTCTACTCCACGACAATCGGCAGCGACTTCGGGACGGCGCAGACCGGATTCTCGATCAACTCATCTTATTATGCACAATGGGGAAAGATCGCCCTGTTTGAACTGAAGCTGAACATTACGGCGGACGTCTCGACCGCAAAGTGGACGACCTGCTTTGTTATCAACAGCAACAAACGGCCGGATCACAAGGTGCTGATCCATGAATTCGGAAACAAATACGCGTTCGCATACACCGCCGGAGATATTGACGTATACGGAACCCTGACAAACGGATACACGCTGGAGTTTTTCGGCATCTATATGCTGCCGTAACACCAAAGGAGGTAACACCATGGCAAACCAAGGATTCAGACGGGCCTGCAGCCACCAGATCACGGTCCAGACGCCGAAGCCGCCGGACACCTACTCGGACATGCTGGCCGTTATTGCACAGGATGAAGAAAATCTGTTCGTCAAAGACCTGTCTCAGCTCGAGACAAATGACACCTGCGTCATCATCAACATGAACCAGGAAGATACCGCGCAGTTCCGGGACGGGATCCCGGCATACTTCCAGCTGCGCTGCTACGCATCCGAGTATGACGCGCCGGGCACCGCAGAATTTCAGCTGGAGGTCTGGCCGGTACTGGACGACCGGATCCTCGGCGGATCTTAAGGAGGGTTCGCCATGGCTGAATACTGCAACGGATTCGTCATGCTGGATCCGAACGAAGACAAGTTCATCATGCAGCAGGGCTCGGACGATTTTCGGTCCTGGTCCGGCCTGCGCGGCCCCTATTATACCCCGCACGTCGACATCGAGACCGGGACCCTCTGGTTCTCGAACGACGCCGGCCTGCCGAACCCGGATCCGGTCAGGATCGTCGGACAGGACGGCCGTGGAATCCAGCTCGCCGGATACGCGAGCAGCGTCGAGGATCTCCCCGAGGAGGCATCCCACGGCGACTGCTGGGCCGTCGGCGAGGAGGATCCTCTCGAAGCGTATGCCTGGTTCGACGGCTGGTGCGATCTGGGCGAACTGTTCCCCAGAGGACAGGACGGCACGGACGGCGTCTCGCCGGAAGTGACGATCACGGCCATCACCGGCGGCACTCAAATCAAGATCACCGACAAAGACCATCCAGCCGGCCAGACTTTTGACGTCATGAACGGCCAGAACGGGCGGGATGGCACGGACGGTGAGGACGGCGTCTCTCCAGAGGTCACCATGACCGAGATCACTGGAGGCACCCGGCTCACGATCACCGACGCGGATCATCCAAGCGGTCAGAGCTCCGACATCATGAACGGCCAGAACGGGCGGGATGGCACGGACGGTGAGGACGGCGTCTCTCCAGAGGTCACCATGACCGAGATCCCTGGAGGCACCCGGCTCACGATCACCGACGCGGATCATCCAAGCGGTCAGAGCTCCGACATCATGAACGGGGCAGCCGGACCAGGCGTCCCGTCAGGCGGATCCGCGGGGCAGTTTTACCGGAAAGCCAGCGCCACGGACTACGACGGCGAGTGGCACACCCTGAGCGCAGGAGATTCCAGTTATGATAGTTCTTTGACCTATTCGTCCGGCACGGTCGGGCTGGAGCTCAATTCACAAAGGAACACCTTAATTCAAATTTGCCCTATCGGTGCTATCGAGATGTTTGCTGGTGCTGTCGCACCGCCTAAATGGCTACTGTGTAATGGTTCTGCAATCAGCAGAACAACCTATTCAGCATTATTTGCTGTAATTGGAACAACCTATGGCACAGGAGATGGAAGTACAACATTTAATGTCCCAAATTTACAGGATAGAGTTCCCATAGGCGCAAGCGCATCGAAGGCTTTGGCATCAACCGGAGGGAGCGAAACGATATCTTATACTCCGACAGGGAGTGCTACTAACACAACACTTAGCGGTCCTCAAAGCGGCATAAGAAGTCATAGTCATACATACAGAAACTGGTTAGGTCTGGTTCAGGCTGGCGGCGGTTCTTATACTGTCCCGTTGGTGGATGGCGACGACTCAAGATATTCCACAAATTCCGTTGATGATTCTAATGCCACCGCTGCACATAGTCATGGGTTTTCGGGCACGACCGCTACGCTTAATGTGATGCAACCGTATATGGCAATTAATTATATTATTTATGCCGGTGCATAAATGAAAGGAGAAATGAAAGATGACAAAAGCAATTATTAATGGCCATGAATTTCTTGCAAGAGATTATGTTCCATTCATTAATGACGGCGGGCTCGCTGTTATGTTTTATGTTTACACAGATTCTATTGATTCTGTTATTCAGGCAGTTGGTGCAAAAGCTACAATCGAAATTGAAGGGCAGTTTATTGCCCATGATATGAAGATTGAGAGAGCGACGATGTATTGGGATAATGGCACTCAAGCCTGCGAGATCAGGTTCGTACCATTCAATTTGACAAATGTTGTCCAGAAAAATACAGAAGACATTGAACTGAATGCAGGTGCAATCGTTGAACTCGCTCAATTGATCGGCTAAAGAAAGGAGAAACAGCATGGTAGCGTTTTATGTTAATCGCATTCGGGATGGAAAAATGACTCTTGAGCAAGTTCCCGAAAGGTGGAGAGAAGCTGTTCGGGAAGCTCTCGGTCAGTAAGAACCTAAAATGATTTAAGGCAGACCTTAATTGACAACCATAGTTAATCATTGTCAAAATTATTCCCCCGTGGTAAAATGGAAGAGGAAGGGCTTAATAACCCTTCCCCTTCAGATAGAGGTCTACTGCTTTTTGGATGACCCAGCTTCGGGAGCGTTCTTCATCCCGGCAAAACCTGTCCGTGCGTTCAAGAAGGTCAGGCGGCATATTAGCACCAAACGGGATGTGCTTTGGTTTAGGTTCGCTCCCGAACCGAGGTCTTCCACGCTGGGATTCTTTCTCAGCCATATGGCAACACCTCAATCGAATATTTTACCAGACGAAAGGATGAAACGCAATGGCAGAATCCATGGAGAAGTGCTACACATTCAAGAAATCATCAATGAAGCTGAAAGACCTTTTACCATTGTTCCGGTCTTCTGGCTACAGCAATTATGATGAGGCTGGGTCTAACTTAATTATCTGCCCGGAGTGTGAGGAATGGACATGGGCCAAATTCAACCTGCATAGCGGGTTGCTTGATCTGCTTGGGGATTTAGATGTAACTGACATAGATACTGACGATGGAGATATTAAGGTTTGGGTGGAAACAAAAGCCTTCAACTATTTCCTTGGTGATAGGGAAGAAGCCTTAATAAATAGTTGACAGTGGCGAATAACGGTTGTTAATCGTTGCTAACTATGAACAAATTTTGAACGCAGACCTTTTTATGCTACCCGGCATTACTGGTCACACCAAAGAACACAAAAAAAGAGGGGCGTCAAAAGCCCCTCTCGGAAAGCCAAGGTTCAAGAGCCTTGCGGATCGCCCAGCTTTT